CGTAACTGTGTGAACATGTTTGGTAGTTTAAATATTGGTCTGGTTGCAACCAATCACACATATGCAAGCCAAGATATGTTTGATCCCGATGACAAGATCTCCGGCGGACAGGGCTTTATCTATGCCAGCTCAATTGTAGTTGCCATGAAGAAGCTCAAACTCAAAGAGGATGAGGATGGCAACAAGATCAGTGAAGTCAAAGGTATCCGTGCCGCCTGCAAGATCATGAAGACACGCTACTCAAAGCCGTTTGAATCAGTGCAGGTAAAGATTCCGTATGAAACAGGAATGAATCCTTACTCGGGCCTGGTTGACCTGTTTGAGAACAAGGGATTTTTAACAAAAGAAGGCAATAGTCTTAAATACACACTAACAGATGGCAAGGTTATCAAGCAGTTCCGCAAGGCCTGGGAACGAAATGAAGATGGTTCATTGGATCAAGTAATGGCTGACTTTACTGCCAATCCACACCATGTGCTTGCAACCCCTGTAGAGGCAACAATAGAAGAGGAAGCCTAAATGAGTATCGAAGTTGATGTATTAAGTGAAACATATACTGTGCTTAAACAGTATATTCCAGTTAAGGACCGTCAAGAAGCCGCAGACAATTTGATGAGTATTTTGGTAGACCTGTTGGGCGACATTGAACTCAAAGAGTTTAGTGGTACTGATGCTAGTCTTAAAAAAGCTCTCAAAGAGTATGCTGGAGATGAAGACGAAGAAGAACCCTACGACTACGAAGATTAACAATGTGGTATAACCGGATTGTACAAAATCTAGGTGAAATACCAGACTTTATCAACTACTACGAAAATGAGCTGGTAGAGGCAAAGTATGATTGTAATGTCAAGGGACACCTTGAAAAGAACATTGCAAACTTGCCGGGTATCACCGAACACCGCTTTAATCAATTGCAGGAAATTGAAGCGGTGCTTAACTTTCTTAACATACAGTTGAGGAAAATTCGTCGCAAGCATTTTCAAAAGTACCTGGAAGCATACGCTAGAGCATTGACAAGTCGTGACGCTGAAAAGTATGTGGATGGTGAAGATGAGGTGATTGATTTTGAAACAATCATCAACGAGGTTGCACTTGTACGCAACAAATGGCTGGGCCTGCTCAAAGGGCTTGAGTCAAAGAACTTTATGATTGGCCATGTGACTAGATTGCGTACAGCAGGCATGGAGGATGTTGTACTGTGATGGATTGGAAAGTTCGTGCCGATGAGTTGCTGTCAGAGTTTGACATGTGTTGCAAAGCCCGACCAATGAACAATACTGTAGAAGTTCAAATAGCCAAGGATTCTGCAGGTAAATGGGCAGTTCATTTAAACAATATGCGAGCCTGGGGCACAGACTTTGAAATAGCCGAAGCATGTCACCAGCTAGAACCCAGGTTAAAACAACTCAAAGAAAAAATAGTATTAGAAGTATTAACTAAATGACACAATTTGCCAATCCACATTTAAGCCACGACCATAGTTTAGAAATACTAAATTTGCTCTACGGATATGATAGTTTTTTAGATAGCCTCACTGTAATAGGAGACATGGGGTGTGGTGCAGGACTAGATGCTGTCTGGTGGGCCAATTTGGAAACTCGTGACGACCCACCTGAACCTAGAAATTATCGAGTATATGCAGTTGATCGCAGTCTTAACAAGGTAGATGAAGAGATTCGCGAGATAGAAAATATCAGATGGATAGAAGGTAATTTTGAAGAGTATGGTATACTGCCAGAGCTACTGGATTTGGTGTGGGCACACGATACCTTTCAATTTGTTACAAGTCCACTGCACACATTGTCGGTCTGGAACAAACAGATGAATACCAATGGCATGTTGGTAATGGCCCTGCCTCAAACAATCAATTATGCCTATAACAGATTGACCTTCAGAACACATAATTATTCTTATTTTAATTATAACATTTCGAATTTGGTTTATATGTTGGCCGTGAATGGGTTTGATTGTAGAGATGCATATTTTTACAAAAATGTTGAAACTGATTGGATATACCTGGCAGTATACAAAGCAGAAGAGCCAATGGATCCCAGTACCACCAGTTGGTTTGATCTAGCTGATAAAAAATTATTGCATCCAAGTGTAGTAGACAGCTTGAACAGATACGGACATGTTAGACAAGAAGATATAGTGTATCCTTGGCTAGACAAAGATTTCTATAGGGCAAAAACATGAAGATAGTAGTTTGTACCGGTGGCTTTGACCCTGTGCATAAAGGACATATACAATATTTGACAGAAGCCGCAAACTTTGGCGACATGTTGATTGTGGGACTCAATAGCGATGCTTGGCTTGAGAAAAAGAAGGGTCGTGCATTTATGCCTTGGGCAGAGCGTGCCGCGGTATTACAAGCAATGCGAGCAGTGACCCGAGTAGAAAGTTTTGCCGATGACGAGATTGGTAGTGCTAGAAATCTATTAATCAATATCAAGCGTCAGTTTCCTTATGCAGAAATAATCTTTGCCAATGGAGGCGATCGCACAGAAAACAACATACCCGAAATGGATGTACCGGGCGTCGACTTTATTTTTGGAATTGGCGGCTTTGCCAAATCCAACAGTAGTAGCTGGATACTGAGTGAATGGAAAGCCCCAAAAACAGAACGCCCATGGGGGTACTACAGAGTACTACACGAAGTACCAGGAACCAAAGTAAAAGAATTAACCATCATGCCTGGGCAGTCATTGAGTATGCAACGACACTCAAATCGTGCTGAGTATTGGCATATTAGCCATGGCGCTTGTGATGTGTTTGGTATGATGCCCAATGGATATGCACTACCAGTGCTGTTGTTAAGTGAGCATATGAACTATCATGTGCCGGTTGGGCAATGGCATCGACTGACAAACCCCTACGAAGTTCCGTGTAAAATTGTGGAAATACAGTACGGCACAGCCTGCACAGAAGAAGACATTGAACGGCGATAAATAACACTATGCGTGAATTTATCAACCTTATTGAACAATTAAACGAAAACGGACTACCACCAGGTGTGCTGGTAAACCAGCGTAATGGTACCAAATATTTGGAGGTACTGGTGGCCAAGATGCGGGCCAAGCAACCATTGGCACTCAATCCCGGCGTTACAGCCAATTTTGGATTTGCCGCAACAGAAGCCTATGCTACTCCAGACTCTGTACAAGAGTGGGAAACTGCATTACAGCAGGCCAAACAGTCTCTTCTTGGACTTGTACTACCTAAAAAAATCAATGTGACCTTTAAAGGACAAAAAGGCACTTTTGCGATTGCTCCCGGTAATTTGTTCAAGAGCTCAGACTATACAGGTCGCGAAACAGTAGGTGGCGGTGTAAGCAAAGACTACAATGCCGGACATCTTAACGAACTGATCATGGGACTGGCTGTCACAGCCAAGTTCTTGAATCAAGGTAAACCCATCACCAACGAACAGTTGTTGGCCATGGCCAGTCACAGTGATACTGAAACTGTGATCGATGACAAAACAAAAAAAGCCAAAGGCATTCGTTTTGTGCTGGAGCGCATTGTCAAGTACGATGACCCCAGTACAAAGTCTGATCGTGTTAACTTGAGTGCGTTGATTCCCAATGCATCTGCACAGAGTTTTATTCGCCAAATGAATACCAACACACTGGGCGCCGATATTGTTGCCTTGTTTGCCAGTGCAATCAAATATGCCAACACCGCACCAACTGTGCGAACAGCCTGTGATGTTGCTCGTGAAGATCCTAACAACAACTTGATTGAAGTCATTTGCGATGGCACATCAAGTGCTACTTCAACCAAAGCTGACCTTACACTGAAGATTGATGGCAACTCGCCTGAAAAGGCACAAAAGAACCTGCTGAGTTTAAAAACAACATCCAGCAACACCCTGGGACAAATCAGTGGTCTAAAATTTGAGAGCATACTTTTATGGTTTAAAACAAACTTTGGTATTGATGTGTCTCAGTACAAACAAGACTTTGATCCGGCATTAGACAAAGAAGTAGTTTATCAAAATCTCATGAAACTGTATGACACAGTTTATCCTGCAGTAGAAAAAGAAGTTGAAAATCAAAGTCCTAAAAAAGAAGCCGCGATTGTGAAACAGTTAGCAGCCGCCGCAAACTATTATGCACGAGGCGAAAGCCTCGAGGATGTTGAGATTGTCAAACTGGACGACAGTATCAAAGAAGGCAATTACAAAATTCTTCGCTTCACCGACAACTTGTATGATGCCATGCGTTACTTGGATCTAGAAACACGGTTTAAGAAAGAAGGCAACAATAGAACTATTCAAATTTGGGTCAAACCTGCTCCAGGTGTCAAGGTACCCAAAGGATCTAACCGGTTGTGTCAGTTCCGTACCACACGAACAGCAGGATATGCTCGCAACTATTTTGAATCAGGCCCTATGCTAGAGGCACTCACAGAAGTGACTATAGAGCCCACGGAGCCAGCAGTCGCACAGCCTAAAGACATAGGCAGGCCCAGAAG